ATGCTTACTCAAAAAGATATAGACAATTTAGAAATAAAAGATAAAAGGTATATGATTAGTGTAGGGGAGCCAAAAGAATTATATGTCCGAGTTAATCCAACGGGTAAAAAAGTTTTTTATTTAAGGGCTTCAAAATTCAAACAATTTATAACTATTGGAGAATGTCAAAAAGGTATTTTAAACGTTACTAATGCAAGGGAAAAGGCAAAAGAGCTCTTAAAATCAATGTATGATGGGAGTTTTGTTTCAAAAAGCGAAAAAGGAGTAACTTTAAATAAAGCCAATGAACTTTATATAGAAATTAAAGCAAAAAAATTAAGTAGGGCTACAATCAAAAAAGAGCAATTAGTTTATGGAAAATATTTCAATTCAACTTTAGGAGATAAAGCTATAAATGATTTGAAAAAAGATGATTTTTTGCCTATTTTTGATCTTATGTATAAAAAAGGAATTTTTGAGACTATTAGTAGAAGTATATCTTTTTTATGTAGAGTTTTAGAATTTTGTAGACAAAGAGGCGACTTAAAAACAGATATAATACTTCAATTGAAAGATTTAAAGAAATTTTACAATGAAGCAAATCACAATAAAGTTAAACATTTTAAAGCTATAGTAGAAGAACAAGAAATAAAAAATATGTTAGAATGTATGAAAGAATATAAAAATCATCCACGGACAAATACAACTATAATTAATGCAATTTATTTTACGCTTTTAACAGCACAAAGAAGTAAAAATATACGTTTTGCTAAATGGAGTGATATTGACTTTAAAAACAATCTTTGGGTAATAAAAGCGGATGAAATGAAAGTGTCTAGCAATGGAGATAATATTATCCCATTAAATAAATATGCGTTAAAAGTTTTAGAAATTCAAAGAATTTTAAATGGGAACAAGGAGTATATTTTCACTAATAATAACGGGATTATTAGTGAAAGTTTTGGAGTGAAATTTTTTAAAACATATAATTTAGAACATACTATACATGGTTTTAGAAGCACTTTTAGGAGTATTTGCACTGAAAAAAGTGATGAGCTTATAAAACTTGGAATAGGTAAAGATATAGCCGAAATGATATTGCACCATATAAATGGCAATGAAGTAACAAGGGCTTATGATAGAGCCAAGGCAATTGATTTAAGAGTAAAACTTATGCAATGGTATGGAAATTACTTAAACTCTCTTTGTGGTTTTGATTTTTAAAAAGAATGAGTATTTAACCATTTAATAATGGCATTTTTTTCATATCTTATTGTTTTTCCTATTTTAATATAAGGGATTTTATTTTCTTTTCTAAGTCTCCATAATGAAGTAAGACTTATATTTAAAAATTTACTCAAATCTTTTTCGCTCATGTATTCTTCAATCATTTTCAACTCCTAATCTTTTATCTATAATTTCAAAAATAATGTCCTTATAATAACCCCAAAGCTATTTTTGTTCTTCATCTTCTATATCATCAATATTTATTGTTTTCCATTCTTGTATAGTTTTAATCTGGCATCCTAAACTAAGATGTGTTTTTGAAAAATTCATAACATAGGTATCAATTGCTACTGTAAGGATATTTTTCATATCTCCTATGCAATCTCTAAAATCTACATTTTCAAAGATGCAGTTTTCAAATTCTGTATGGAGTAAATTGCAACCATATAATCTTGCCCCACTAAAATCGCAATCTATAAAAGATGCATTCTTACTTGAAATATTGCTTAAATTAGCATTTTTAAAGCTAGTGCCATTTATGAACACATTATCAAAATCTAAGCTACTTAAATTTATATTTTCTAAGTTTGCATCATTTAAAGAAATACCTTCTAAAATACAATACTCAACTAATTCTTTTTTGCTTTTCCTATCATCTTCTATAATGATAGTTTCATCAAGTCTTTTTAAAATTCCCATTTTATCTCCTTAATTCTTTTTTCTAAAAGCTCAATTTTTTTAATATTTAATTCCAAGATTTTAATATTTAATTCTAATGTTTTTTTGTTTTGCTCTAAAAGCTCAACTTGTGCTTTTTGATATTTATAGTTAAAAAACATCAGAATAAAAAATAATATAAAAAGCAAAACTAAGATGATATTTGTCATTTTCATAATCTGCAACTTTCATAATCAGCTTTATACCATTTTTAATCTCCATTATTATCTTCTATCTTTACATACCAATAATCTTTATCTTCTTTGTCTAAAAAATATTTATTGGGTATGTTTGTAAGTTTGAAATCGTTAATTGCTAAATCAAAAGCTTCTCTCTCAGAATAAGCCCCTATTTTTTCAACAAACTTACCCAAGCTCTCATCGTAATACCATGCATGACTTTCGATATCTTTTATAGTTTCTAGCATGCATTTATAGAAGTTAAAACCTAAGTTATTAATTAAATTAAAGCAATCAAAAACCAATCTATGTATAAAAGTATAATCAGGTATTTCATTTCTATGAAATTCAGTTGTAATAGAACTCAAATCACGAACTATATCAAAAATAGTTATTTTATTTGTTTCAAAACCATGAATTTCTAATATTTCTTGACAATTTATATCAAAATCATTAAAACAATATACGACTATATTACAAAGTGCATTTACTTTTTCTAAATCATTTTTTGCTCTAAAATACTTTCTAAGTTCTCCAAAAGCATTGCTAAAAAACGATTCTCTTTGATTTTCATATATTAAATCTTTGTTATATTTCCATCCCGTTAATCTTTCTTTGATTAAATTAAATTCTTTTTCTGTTATTTTTACTCTAGGCTTAACTCTATAATCATAAAAATGCCAATCCCATATAGGATTTTTGGTATCTTCCCAATATTCAAAATTTTTAAGTTTATAATTAGCTTGTATTTTCTCGCCTCTTTCGAAAGCTTCCATAACTTCTATTTGTTCTCTTAAAGTTTTCATCACCCCTCCTTTTAAAACAATAATAAGCAATTATCAAAAATTTTTCTGCCTTTATTCTCATCATTAATATACGCCACAATGTTTTCCTCTTTACAAATTCCAATGTTATAGCTTAAATAATTGTCATGAGAATCAGGATAACTTGCCTCTATCACAACTTCAATATCTCCAAACTCCTTCTTTTTGTCTTCCAAAGATTTTATAAGTTCGCTAATTTTCATTTTAATAACTCCTTGTTTTCGTGGATATTACCAATAATAGACATTTCTTCTATTGTATTGTTTTTATTATTCATAAAATGTTCGAAAAACCAACCGCATTCGCCGTTAAGTAACTTGGAATAAAGCCCTCCTCTTATATCAAAACAAACAATTTCATAAATAGTTTCTGAATGTTCGGCATCTTCCATATATTGTTCGCACCATCTAGTATACTCAAGAATATCACCTTCATAAATCTTTTTGCCGTTTTTATCATAAAGTCCTGTAAAGAGTTCTATTTCGGCATTGACACCGATATCAAGATTAATATCTACGATATCATTATTTATTTTAATAGGATAGCGGAAAATGCCATTATCCCAAATCCTAAAATCAAAATCACTTAGTTTCATTCTCGCTCCTTAATATTTTTTTCCATTTTTCATCCTTTTTTCGTAATTTTGCCAATAATGAAGTGTTTTTTCTAATTTATTTAAAACCGCCTTTGGTTTGCTCATAATCATAAAAATAATGTATATTTTCTATGAGCTCATCAGAGTTTCTTAAAAAATGTTTTGCGATTGAATTTTTGGTAACTTCATAAAATGAAGCAACTTGTATTGAGGTATTATTTTGTATTTGTGATAGCATATTAACCCTTTCATTATTATGCTTTGAAAGGGTTGTTTTGATTTTAGTGCTTACTTTCTTTCGTTTTGTCTTTTTTATTTACATAATAGGTTGCATAAATCGCAACTACTACCGCAAAGGCTAGAATGATGTATTGTCCCATTATTTCTCCTTTCGTGTGATATACATTATATAAACACTAAGTGCAGTTATAACATAGGGTGCTATATCTGTGCTTAAGTTCATTATCGCGTAAGAGCCATTTACAAAAAGCCCTAAACCAATATTTTTTAATAATTCTCTCATAGCCAAATTCTAACACAAAAATCTTAAACAACCCTAATTCAAAGAACATAAATTACTAATTTTAGTAAAATAATTTAAAATAAATTCTAAAATTAGTATTTAAAGGTATGGACAAAATGTCTATACCTTATAACTCACTTGCTATTTTATGGGCTTTTTTAAAAATCTCTAATTTTTCCTTTAAAGTCTTATTTTCAATCAAAAGATTTAAAGCAAGTTCTGCCATTTTTGGAATTTTTGTAGTAGCCCAAGTATTTATTGTAGAAGCAGGGACATCTAATTGTCTTCCTAATTCAGCTTGAGTGATATTTAACTCTTTGCAAACTTCTTTAACGATGTTTTCTTTCTCCATTTTAATCCTTAATCTCGCAAATTAATTCTATATCGCAATTTTTAGGATTGGTAAAACTTTCAAAGGCTTGTTTAATCCTAAAGAATGGGTCATTTAGTTCGTTTATGCCAAAATTATTGCCACAAATAGGGCAAATATATAAAGAATGCCCTATAAACATAGAAAATTCACTTTCGCATTCTTTGCAAATGATTTTAATTTTTTTAATATCCTTGATACTTGCCATCATATATCCTTAAAACATAATTTTAAGGCTCATTTCTAAAGCCTTATTTACAATGCTTCTTATAAGCTCATCCCTTCCTGTGTTTAAAGCTTTTTTAAGTTGCACCCCTAAGCCATCTTGTTTTAAAAGCTCTAATGCTTTTGGCTTTAAAATAGCTTTTTCAACTTTGCCATTTTCAATATCAATGCTTTTAAAATCTAAAAAATGATTAGCTTTTAAATAGTTTATCGTATGAAAGGCGTTTAACTGATGTATTAAAAACTCTTCATATTCTAGCTTTGGGATAAAATCAAAAAAGTTAAAATCGCTTGGAATGGGAAAGGTGCTATAAAGTTCTCCTAAAGTTTTTGCCGTGTAGCTTTCGAAAAGCTCTATATTTTCACTCATTTAAAACCCCATTTATTGCAAATTAAACTTAAATCCGTGTTTGTCTTTAAAAGTGATATTTTCTTCTGTCATTTTACATCCTTTATTTTATCAAAACTTACTTAAGCAAATAAGCTTTTTTCTATATGTTTAAACATGATTTCATTCACTCCTTAAAAATTTCTCAACATCTTCAAAAGCTTTAACAATAAGCTTTTTTTCACCAAACAAATTTCTTCCACTTCCCTTACTTTTGTAAATTTTGTAAGCCTTTTTGAGTTCTTTTTGGCTTATGTGGTTTTTACGATTTATCTTCTCGATTTTTATTTCATTTTTTCTTGCAAATTCGCAAAAAGAAGTTCTTCTCTCACTAAAGGGTATGATTTTTGCAATTTCAAGATAATTAGAAGGGTAAACTTCCATCATCCTCTCCTATTTCGATATATTTTTCATTGTTATTGTTTTTTACTTCATTTCCATAAGGATTGTAACTTTGATTTTCTTTTGGAATAAATGATTTATTATTATTTAAAGATTTATACCTTGCTTTAAAAGATTTTATAGATAAAGGCTCTTTGTTGTTTTCAAACTCATCCATGCTTTGCATTTTTTCATTGAAAATTCTATCAAGAAAGATTTTGTTAGCAAGTTCTCCATTTTTACTTAAATACTCTTCTAATCCAAAACCTAAAACTAAAAGTTTATTAACTAAAGAATTGAGATAAATAACTTCAGTCTGCACTCCAAAAACATTCTCATTTCCCTTTTGGCTAAAATCAAGTTCATCGATTTCAAAGAATTTCATAATAGCGTTTAATTGTCTAAATCCTAGATAATTTTCTTTTTTTCCATTTTTATCCATATAGGTAAAATTGTTATTTTTAGCTACAAAAAGATTAAAAATAGCTAGTTTTTGCTCTTTTGCGGTTAAAAATTCAAAACAAATAAAAGTATTATTACCTCCATCGCTGGCTATCTTTTCATATAAAAAGGCTTTGCGGAAAACTCCGCTATAAAGCCCACCTTCATTTAAATACTCTAAGCTTGGCGCATAATTTGCCACTTCAAAACTTGCTTTAAATGGGGGTAACATTATAATTCTCCTTTTAATTGTGTTAAAAATTCATCTTTATTGCTTAAAACTTCTTGTATTTTTTCACTTGTAAATAAAGAATGTTTTTTGATAAAATTGTTTTGCTCCTCGGTGCTTAAACCCTTATCACTCATAAATTTTCTAAGCTGTGCACCTAAAGCTTTTATCTCTTGTGCTTTATTTTCTATAGCTTTTTCATCACCATCCCAAACTTTTAAATCTTCATTTGCATTTAAAAATCGCTTTTGCTTTATGGTTTCAAGTTCACTCTCATCAAGCATTCCAAGTCCGCAAATACTTAAGGTTACGCGCCTTTTTGCTTTGGTGATAGCTTTCATTATGGCGTTTGCTAAATTATCGCCGCCTAAATTTTTAATATTTAAAGCACCTGTATCACAATCCGTTCTGCCATCGGGTGTTGCTGCGTAGGCTGTAACCATATAGATATCGCCTACTTGTGCCACTTCTGTTTTTGTAATACTTACTTTTCTCACTTGTCTTAGTTGATCGGTTGCTGATTTGTTTGCGTATAAAGTAAGTTTTCCGTTTAATACTATGTATTCAAAAGGCTTTGTAAGCATGTTTAAACCTAAACTTTCACAAAGATTTTTAACATAATTTGCTCGTTCTACATCGCTAAGTTTTGACAAATCACCTTTTACCAAGGCTAACTCATAAGGATTAAAATTGATTTGTGATTTATTTTCTTCTTTTAATACAACTTCATTACTCATTTTTCATCTCCTTTTTTGATTTTTAAACACATTGAAATACTTTCTTTATAAAACTCTTTAGGCACAGTAATATTTTTTTGCTCTAAAAAGCCCTTATAATCAACCTTAGTTCTACTTTGTGGATATATTGTGATATCTAAACATCTTGCTTTTTCTCCATTGGCTAAGGCTATGAGTTCTTTTTTAAGACTTTCTAGCTTTTCTTCAAGAGGTTTAATCGTGTTTGCAAGCCTTATGATTTCAATGGTTAGATTTTTTGCTTTAGTATCTTCAAGCTCTTTGTAATCGCTTTTTTGGTCTATGATATAATCTAAGATAAATTCCTTTACATTTTCAACCAACCCTTCTTGATAAGCTTCATCTCTTAAAACTTCGCACTCTACAATCTCTTCTTTTTTATCCATGGCTACAAAAAGGCATTTTTCCTTAGCGCTGATATAAAGTGCAAACTGAACTTGGGCGTAGTATTTATCGCTTGGCTTTTTATTTTTTTTGACAAAATCGTATTCATCTTGTGAGTATTTAAACTCATAAATAACGCCGTTTTTATCAATCCCATCTAAACTTGCCATAAACATTTCATTTTCTAAACTTTGTAAAACTATAGGAGTGATACTCACAGAATGTAATTTTTCTACTTCAGACCTTATTAAAGGCTCTTTTTCCATTCCTTTTTTCATAGCATCGTTTTGATGAACTTCTTTAAGTCCTAAGATGATATCTCTTGCTTGTTCTTTGGAATGAAAAGCCCCTTTGATACCTACGCAAGAGGCTACCATGGATGCACCTATTTTTCCTTTTCTAAAATCACACCACTGGGGGCTACCTTGTTCTAAGTTGATTGTTTTATACTGCATGATTCATTCTTTCTAATAATAAATTTGCGATTTTAATCTGTCCTTTGCCTGTGATTTTCGTTGTGCTTACTAATCTATCGCCCTTTATGGTGCTAATAGTTGTTTCACTTACTTTAAAAAGTCCTTGCTCTATGCATTTTTGATAAGGTTTGTTATCGCTCATTAAAAAGCCATTGTCTCTTAAAAAAGCAAAAAGTCTTTTTTCTCCGATTTCGATTTTATTTTTTTCATAAAGTATTTTTGCAAAATCTCTTATCAAAATAGCATCGTTAGTATCTTTTATACGATTGGCAAAGTGAATAAGGGGTGCGTTTTCTTTGGCTTCATTTTTTAAATTTACATTTTCTAGTTCTAGCTTTTCATTTTCTTCTAAAAGTTTAAGCCCTAACTCTAAAGCTTCTTTATGGGTTAAAGGTTTATAACTTTGTTTTTTAAGCTCATTTTCTAAGTATTCTAATCTATCGATTATCTTTGCTCTTAGCTCCACACTATATCCACTCACTAAAATTAGCACTTCTCTTTTTGGTAAGCGGTAGCATTTGTAAGACTGACCATTTTTAGGGCTTTGGTAGCACTGCTCAAATTTGAGCACACCCCCTTCAACCACTTTTTCAAGGTAAGTTTCTATATCTCTTGTAACATTTCTGTGTTCTTTTCCTGTAAGCTCTGCTATCTCTAAAGAAGTTAAGCTTATTTCTTTATTTTCATCTTTTTTAAATATTTCTAAATTCATTTTTATCTCCTTAATATTTTTTTCCATTTTTCTTCGTATTCATCATAATTTTGCCAATAATCAAGGCTTTGTTTTAGCTTCTTAACAACAGCATCCCAAGTTGTCATTTTTGAACTTTCTAATGCTATTTTTTCAGCTAAAAATTCAAATTCCCATTCTTTTATGCAAAGCATTCCATAATCTTTTGCTAGTATTTTCCTAAGTTCTAAAAATTCTTTTTGACTAAGCTTTCTTTTAAAGCTTAACTCATTCTTGTGTTCTAAGTCGTATTGTAAGGCTTTGATTTTGTTTTCATAATGTTCCTTTTGTTGTGCTAACTGAGATTTGTAACCTAAGCTCTGTCTAAAAGCTAGTTTTTGCATTTGCTCAGCTTCAAGGTTTTTAAGGCGTTTTTCGCAATCTATAAAATAACGCCTTGCTTGTCTGCCTTTTTCATTATTTTCAACCATACAAAGTTCTTTTGCCATATCTAAGGTTACATAGTATTCTTTGCGTGGTCTGCGTCCTGTAAAAACTTCTTTAATGATATAGTCTTGATTTTCAATAAAATCATATTGATTAATACGATTTTTAATCCAATCAGCAAATTTAGAATTTACTTCTAAGTAACAAAAAAGATTTTCAACATTGGCTGGAAAAGCACCTTGTAATTCTGTGTGTGGGAATGTTAATTGTAGTTGCATATCATATCCTTATCAAAATATTTATAATTGATATGCATATTATAACTAATTACTTATCGTTTGTCAATATATTTGATATTAAAATGATATGCAAATGTATATTTTTTATTTTTCTAAAATTTTAGAAAAATAGCAAAGCCCATATTTAAAGAGCTTTTAAATCCTTTGTAATTAAAAATATTATATATTGAGTAAGCGGTAAGCCCACTTCATCAGCCTTTTTTTGCAACTCATCTTTTTGCTTATCACTAAGCCTTATTTGCACGATGTTGCTTCCCTTGTTTTCTTTCTCTTCTGCCATATTTACTCCTTTATTTTATGCAAAACTCGATTAAATCATCGATATCTTTTAAATCATTTTTAGAAAAGTATAAATAAGCTTTAGGACTGATTAAAACTCCTGAAAAATCGCCATTGTTTTCTTTGTCGTATTTTAAAACTTTGCATTCTTTCAAAAAATAAATGCAAGAAACAAAATCTATTTTATAAATTTCACATTCTTTAATAAAATCATCATAAAAAAGTATGCTTTTCTTAGGAAATTCATTTAAAAGTTTTGTTATAAGTTCTTTTGATAAAGCTTTAAAGCCACCTATATTTTGCATATTTACTCCTTATTTAAATAAATTTTTTTCTTGTGTATAACTTGGCTCAATAATACCTTTAATATCTTCTAAAAAATATTCATTTTCTAAAACTTCCAAATCTTTGCTAATGTAAGTTTTACAAATTAAACTGCCTTCTATCATATCTCCATAGGATAGCTTTATGGTTCTATTTTTGAGTTTGTTTTTAAAATTTTCATCATTGATTTTAACTTTTATAATTTTATCATGAATAATTTCCCATTTACTTTCTCCGGTTAAATCTGGCTTTTTTATTATAAACGCACCTTGCATTTTGCTTATTTGCTCTTTAACTCCATCAGCTGTTTTTGGGTTATAATCAAATGTTTCACTTATTCCATATACTTTTTCTTCAAATATTATCATAGGTTTATGTTTAAACTCCTTTGCTTTATGTGTTAGTTCTGATACACAGGTTAATAGATTGGTTTCATTATTGTTATATCCAAAATCTTTTAAGTTGCTTTTTTCTATAATATTTTTATATTCTTTTGGAATATCTTGGCATTTTTTATCTTGTATTTTCTCTAAAATCATCTTTTTAGATTTTATAAGTAAATCAGCAAGTAATTCTCTCGGATTATTAACATAATGTTTTATATCATCATCGCTTATTTTGCTAAGTTTTTCAGCAATCCATATTCTTATAGAGCCTTTTTCTATAGATTTAATTTGAATATTTATATCAATTTCTATACCAAAAACAGACACTAATGAATTATTCAACTTATCAATACTTAGTAAAAAATCTGTAATTTTTTGGAAAAATAATGTAGCATTTTCTTCATTAAAATATTCAAATCTTAACTCATAAGTTTGTTCTGACATGTTCTCTTCTGTCATATTACTCCTTTTTACTGGTTATTTTAACATAATCGCTTAAAGATTTAATTCTTTCTCCTTTAGTTTTTTTACTTCTTTAATCGCTTTATCATCGTTTTTAAAAACGCCTATAAGTCCTAAAGCATCAAGCATTTTTATACGAAAATTACTAAGTTTACCATTGGTTTTAATTTCTTCTTCTAACTTCAATGAAATTTCATTTATAGCAGTATCTTTTAATGCTATTACACCTTTTAGCCTTTGAATTTCTTTTTCTAAATATCTTATTTTTTCATTTTTTTTACTATTTAAGAACATAGTTTCGACCTTTCTTTTGCATAAAGAAGCTCATAAATTTTATTTTGCAAAGATTTAATTTCTTTTATATTGTTCATATTTGCTTCTATTTGGTCTTTTAATTCTTTTAAAAGTTCTATTTTTTCATTTTCAAGATTAAAAATTTCAGTTTTTAAAGATTTATTTTCATCTTTTAAAGACTTGTTTAGCTTCATTTCTTTTCTGTATTCTTCTTTGCTTAGTTTTATGATGACTTTTTCTTTTGTGTGATAAGCTTTCATTTTTTCTCCTTTTAGATTAATGCTTAAAAGGGACAACTGAGTTCTTTATTAAAAAGGAAAATAAAACAAAAAGGACAAATTCTGATGAATGTAAAATAAGTAGTTTTAAAGTTGTCCCATTTAAGCATTAAAGGAGTTTAAGAAAAGCCAAGAGCCTTGCTCTCTTGGCGTGAGTATTGTTTAAGTATAGGCTAAGCAAGGCTATTCTATAATTTTAGTGGTTTTTTAGTTTAGTTGATTGATTATTTCAATCAACTTTTTTACTATTTTCAATAACAAGAAAATAATATTTAAAATCTTTTCTATCATTAAAAACAGCTCCTTCCCCACCAAGAGAAATTAGCCACTTAAACAATGTTATTTTATCAAATTTATTTTTATTTTTGATAAAGCCGAGCAAATCCGCAAGTCTCGGCATTGTATAATCGTTTAAGTTTATGCTAAGCGGATTTGGTTAGAATTCTCTTGTGTTTTAAAAAGTGTGGCTATTTAATTGTAAAGTCTTAATAGCTCTAAAACTAATTGTAAAATTAGGATTAAGATAGTTATTAATTTTTCAATCATTTTAGCCTCCTTTCTCAACACCGAGACAAGTTAGCAACTTAAACTTTATAATTATACTTTCTTTTTCTTAAACTCTTGATTTTCTGTCGTTTTTAAAGTGCAAGAAAACCTTAAAAATAGCACTATAAACAATAATAACGAGCCAAGTTTATGGATAACTTGCTAACCCTTCTGCTATAAGAACTATCAACGCGATAGCAAAGCTTAATTTCCAAGCAGTCAAAAGCTTAAGAAAGTTCTTTAATAAAAAGAACTTGTTAAACTTTTAAAAAAGCTTTTTGTATTTCTTCTCAAATTTCCTTAATTTTTTCAATAAATCATGGACATCGTTAATAAATTCATCTCCATAGGCTTGCAAAGAAGTTGCAATATCTTCATCGTCTTCTAAGCTTATTTCCAAAGAGTTTTTAAAATCCTGTAAGTTTGCAAATATATTTTCTAAATTCTCTTTGCTTTCAAACTCATTTGCGATTAATTCTTTTGTTTGGTTATAAATTCTTTTTTCTTCTCTATCGAAATACAAATCTGTAAAACTCATTTTTTCTCCTTTTTGTTTTGTTGATAAAAATGTATAATAAATACACTTAAAAAAAAATTAAATTATGTATAATAAATACACTTTTTTAAAAAATATTTTTTTGATATATTTTTTTTAAGGATGAAATTAGGACTTATTAAGGAGTGCAAAATGACCTTAACTATAGAAAATGCAATAAAAGTTATTAAAGCAATGGCTAAGCCGTTTAATGCAAAAGTTAGAGTAAAAAAACCTAACTTGGAAAAAGAACTTTTAAATGATGAAAAAGAATTTTAAAAGGTTTTAAAAAAAGGCAAAATAAAAACTTATAAAAATGCATAGAAGCTTTTAAGGTGGAAGGGTTTATTTATGGATATAAAGGCCGATGGTAAAATTATGAGTTTTTTTACTAAGCGTAAATTGTTCACATTGTAAGAAATATAAGAACTCATAAGATTTTCTATGTTTAACAAAATAAATCACCTTTTGCAAATTTTATATTTATTATATTACAAAATTGGCAAAAATCATAACTTTGATTTAAAAAATCATCATTTGTTTTAAACTAGCTCCATAATCACTAACCCTTATAATATTAGATATTTCAAAAGAACTTAAACTTACTCTCATCCCACCACTTCTATGAAATTTTTAAAGGTTTCAATTTTCATTTTTGATACTACTGCACCTAAGATTTCGCATTGTTCAAATTCTACATTGTCTACTTTTCTATCTTCGTATTTTTTATTTTCAGAAACTAAAAAAATATAATCTTCAAAAGGTTCTTTTTTAATTTTTTTACAAAATAAATCATCGTTTTTTCTGAAAATAACAATGTCTGCGTTTGAAATAGCCCCAAGTGAATTTTTGCTTCTATCTACAATAATAAAATCCCCATTAGATAAAATAGGCTCCATGCTATCGCCGTTAATTTTTATGATATCATAACTCTTTTTTATGGGTATGTCTAAAATTTCTTTTAGAAAATTTTCATCAACGGAAACTATTTTCACTTCTTCACTTTGAGATGAAGTTCCAAATCCTGCACTTGCATAAATATCTGGGAAATATCTGAAATCAACTTGATTATCATTTCTAAAAACATCTTGCAATATCACTTCGTTGAAAGGAATATCTAATGCATTACATAAAATTTTTATATATTGTGGCTTAGGTTTTGTTTTATTATCTTCTTTAGACATCAACCATTTTTTTATTGTTGCTTCTGAGCTTTCTATGCCATTTTTATATAAAATTTCCATCAAATCTTGATAGGTAACTTTTTTATCTCTATTTTTTAAATAAAATTTAAATTTTTCAGTATTAAAATGAAAATCGAATATATCTCCATTTCTTCCCATATTCTCTCCTTTTAGTATAAAAATTATACACTTTTTTCAAGCAAATAATATTCCATAATTAGAAACATAATTAAATATTTATTAAGTTTCTTTATTTTATACTTTCGTTATGAACAAAATAGATTTTTTTGATTTTACAAAAATATTGAGTAATCACTATACGGTTATTAGTGTTAAAAAGATTAGAACAAATAAATCACGCCCAAGTTTTAAAAAACAAATAGAGTTTAAAAAACTCTACGGAATACCGCATGAATTTTGGGTGGATGTTCGTAGCAATCTTACAAACATACCTAAGCGTGGGAGAAAAAGAAAGGATAGAGAATGAAAGTGATTGAGTTAAAAGTTAAGATGCCTGATGAGTATTTTGAACTTTTGCAAAGTGTGGCAAATGATGGTGGATTTAATAGTATTAATGAGCTTATTGTGGATAAGATTGCTCATTTTATAAAGCTTGAAAAATACTATCAAGAACTAGACAAAAAGGATATTCTAAGCCTTGATAAGACTTAGATTTCTCCTAGGTAATTTGGAGTTTCCAAAGAGTAGTGTTGTGGTTGTTGAGCTTGTTCTAGCTGTTTTATCCTGTTTTCTAACTCTTTGATTTTTTCCATAAGATAAGGGATGTTTTTTAACAAGTTTAAATCTTTATCATCCATTTTGATAAGTCCTTTCTTGATTGGGTGCAAAAGAATTATAGCAAAGGACTTTTTAAAACGGATTAAGGAATGAAATGCTTGAAAGATTGATTGAGATTATAGGATTATTTATTTTTACTTTGATGTATTTAAATTATAACATAAAGGAGCGTAAATGATACCCCATTTTATAGCAAGTTTTGAAGTGGCAAATTACACAAGAAAAAGCCTAAGGCAGAGAAAAGGCTATTTGAAACTATCCAATACCATAGCTTACGGCGGACTTAGCGTTGATGCTTTAGCATTATATATACAACTAGCAAAGCTTAGTGAAAAAACGATTGTAAGCGAAATTTACTTAAGAGAGTTTATAAAAGTTAAAAATAATCAAAGAATGAGTTTAAACAGACTAAGAATGGCTAAAAAAGAATTGATTGAACTGAGACTTTTAGAAATTAAAAAGCTTAGAAAGGGCTCTTTAAATTTTTATGAGTGGATTTTAAAAGATGAAAATTATCAAATTAAAAAGCATTTTAATCAAGCTTTAACTTTGCTTAAAAGCAGTGATGAAAAGCTAAGCAAAACTCTTAAAAATAACGCGTCATCAATCGACAGAAAATTAACTCCTGAAAACGAAAAAAATCAAAATTCCCTATATATAGAAACACGCACGCACGCACGCGATAATAAATTTATAAATAATATAAATAATATAAATAATATAAATAATATAAATAATATAAATAATATAAATAATATAAATAATAAAGAATTTATAAAAAAAGAGAATTTAGAAAATTTAAAAAATAAAGAAACAAAAGAAAAAGAAAATTGCGTTTTTGACAAAACGCCATCTTTTATCGTTGATTTTAACAAACTTGACAAGGAGGATTTAGAACTTATGGCTAATAAACTAAACAACAAACAAGCCCTAAAGGCAAAGGCTATTAAAGCATATAAAGAAAGAAATATCACTAATTTTAGCTTAGAAGATTGGATTTTATGGGTTGATTATAAGCTTGAAAAAGAAAAAGCTCCTACTATGGCGACTTTTAATCATAATCTTAACCAGCTTGTATCTTTTGGAATGAGTGCTAAAGAGAGTATTAGCAATAGCATTAGTAGCGGGTGGAAAGGATTATTTGAAGTCAAAGCACAAAGTGGATTTAAAAAATATGATAAAAACATTAAATTTGATTTTGAAAGAGATGAAAAGAAAATGGCAGAGTTTGAAGATATGCTAGATAGAGTTTATGGCAAAAGTGATGGAAAAAGAGAAATAGACCTTGATAAAATGGTTGGTGGAAATGATGATAGTTTGAGTTGGGCGGATATGTTTAATTACAAAGACAAACACACTCATTTGATTGATGTAGAAGTTTTAGATTAAGGAGAATAAAAATGACAAAACTAGAACTGATTGAAGCGTTATTTGGTTTAAGTAAAACACAGGCTAATATAGCAGAAAAAAGATATTTTAATAATTTTAATGAAGCAAAAATAAATGATTTTTATGATTTTTTTGTAGAAACTTGCAATAACGAAAATATAGTTGGCGATAACTTCTTTAAACTTACAAGCGTATTTAAAATCGCAGAACTTGAGTTTAAAAAACGATTTGAAGATAAAGAAAGCTTTTTATTGTGGCTTACAAATAAATACAAAAATCGTGCATTTTTTAGAGTGTTTGCTGGGGAGTTTGAGTATCAATATTTTGCTTACGATAGCTTTGGAAAAAGATATGAAATGACTAATAAGTCTATTGATATGTTAGTTTGCTTAAATCAGTTTAAAGAGCTTACTTATCAAAATGGCGATTTAATCGAAAATGGAGTTTTTAAAGAAGCTTTAGTTGATTTTATTTTTAAAAATCAGCACAGGATTGGCAAAGATATTCATTTAGCCATAACTCCTGCAAAAATAGAAAGAGTTTTAACTTTAGATGAAATGAGAGAGCTTGAAAAAGCTGAAGAAAAAAGGCTATTAAACGAGAATAAGAGTAGATTTGAAAAAATTCTTAAAAGCAAAATGGCTTTTAGAAATATAAGCTAGATTTAAGAAAGTCTGAAATGGAAAAGTATATTTTAAAAATTGATTCTATGAACAAAGCAAGGGCTTAAAAATGCAAATGGCTACCCGAGAATATGCCCTGTATATAGAGCTTAAAGACAATCCTATTCCTTATAAAAGAACCACACAAAGAGCAAAGTTTGTAAGCAAAGACTATCTTAAATACTTAGAGTTTAAAAAACTCTTGCAAATGGAGTTTTTAAGACAAAACAAAGTGCAGTGTTTTAAGGCTTTTGATGAAAAGAAATTTTATAGCATAGAATTAGAAATAGGCTTTAAAAACAAAAAGCATGGAGATTGCGACAATATCTTAAAAGGCGTTTTAGATGCTTTGTTTAAAAACGATAAGAATGTGATTAAGGGTGAGTATGAATTAAAAAGCTTTGAAAAAAGTTTTTTAAAAGTGAAAATAAGTGAGTTTAAAGGGGTTGAAAATGTATAAGAAAAAATACACGCGTGAAGAAGTTGAAAGGATGATGAATGAGTATTTTTCAGAAGAAAAGATTTTGCTAAGGACTAAAGAAAGGGATATCAAAGAACCCAAAAGCATGACAGGGCTTGCGCTTTACATGAAAACGACTAGGCAGACTTTGTATGAATGGGGTAAAGATCCGAATTTAAGTGATTTAATTGAATATGCAAAGACTTTATGCGAAAACGAAGTTATAACACATTCTTTAGTAAATCTTTACAATACGCAAATGAGCACTTTCATTTTAAAAAACAATCATGGCTATGTGGATAAACAAGAAATACTCAGCGATAATGTGCAAAAAATCGAAATCATAAGAAGTGAAATCCAATGAAATTAAATCTTAACTTTTCTTACACCCGGGCACAACTTAAAGTTTTTGATGATAAAAATCCACGCTTTATCACCGTAGCAAAGGGAAGAAGATTAGGATTTACTAGGGGTTGTGTTAAATATGTCATTGAAAATTTAATTGAAGGAAAAAATGTTTTATGGGTGGATACCATACAAGCCAATTTACAAAATTATTACGAGTTATATTTTACGCCTGAGTTAAAAAACTTACCCAAAGATTTTTATTCTTGGAGTGTGCAAGATAAGAAACTAATCATTAACGGGGCGGTGCTTCATATGAGAAGTGCTGAAAGAAGTGAAAATATCGAAGGTTTTGCATATGACCTTGTTATCTTAAATGAAGCAGGAATTATTTTAAAAGACAGTAAAGGGGGATATCTTTGGTATAACTCCATACGCCCTATGTTGCTTGATAATCCAAAATCAAGAGCGATTATCGGTGGGGTTCCTAAAGGAAAAAATCTATTTTATGAGCTTTGCAGAAAAGAGCTTAGCGATAAAAATTGGAAACATTTTCAATTCTCAAGCTATGATAATCCCTTTTTAAAAGAAGAGCAGATTAAAGAATTGATTGAAGAAGTGGGTGGAGAAAGTAGTGATGTTGTCAGGCAAGAAATATATGGCGAGTTTATAGATAGCTCTAGTGCGGAGCTTTTTTCATTGAGTGGAATTGAAAATGCGATGAGCAAGAACTCTTTTAGCACTCAAAAAATGCAAGGCGAGAATATTTGGGGCTTAGACGTAGCAAGATATGGAGACGATAAGAGTGTTTTAGCAAAAAGAAAAGGTTTTGTCATTGATGAGCTTAAAAAATACTCACAACTTGGAACTATAGAATTAGCAAACAAAATACTAGCCGAGTATAAGCAAAGCGAAGAAAAACCCAAGGGAATTTTTATAGATACTTGCGGTCTTGGTGTGGGTGTGTATGATGTCTTGTTAAATTATGGTTTGCCTGTATTTGAAGCCAACTCTGCAAACTCTGCAACAAGTAATCAATACTTAAACAAAAGAGCGCAAATGTATTTTACCTTTGCTAAAAACTTAAAACACATGGAGCTTGTGAAAGATGAGGAATTAAAAAATGATATGAGAAGGATTGAGTATGAATATAGCGATAAGGGGCTTTTAAAGATAGTTTCAAAAGAACAACTAAAAAAGAACTATGGAAAAAGTCCTGATCTTAGCGATGCGGTGGCTCTAACTTTTTTGAAAAATTATACAGCAAAAACAATACTCATGAAGATTGGAGTTATGATGGATGGTGAGTTTTTTATGATTTATGATGCGATTGATGTAAGCAAGATTAAAAAGCTTTCCAATTTGAGCGATGAGGCTATAAAGTCAAGTCTTGCAAATGAATTTTTAGAGCTGGTATCAGGGTTTGATAATATCTCTAAAAAGAAATTTAAAAGAGAGTTTGCGGAGTTTTTATTTGAAAAAGGAGTGAATGAAAAAGACGTTTTAAAAATAACAAATTTAAGTAAAACAACCATATGGAGAATCATGAATGAAAACAAAAAGAACTGATAGAGTGTCGTTTTTAACACAACTCATTAGCGAAAGTAAAAGCGGATATGAGAATTACAAACCCCATTTTAAAGAATTGCAAGATGCTTATTTGCTTGAAAATAAAATCATGCAAAAACTAAGAAAAAGAAATAAATCAAGTATTTACATACCCAAAATAAACGCTAAGGTAAAGTATTTAATCACTAGCTTAAATGAAGTTTATTTTAATAGCGAAAGAATGGCAGATATTGAAACTTACATTAATAGCGATGATACGATTATAGAGCTTTGGCAAAATGCTATAGATTTTTATAGCGGGAAAATCAATATGTTTAAGATTTTTCAACCCCTTTTCTTAGATGTTTTACTTGTAGGAACAAGTATAGCTAAGCTTACTTGGCATAAAGGAATGCCACGCATTGAAAGAGTGGGTATAGACAGTATATTCTTTGATCCTAATGCATTAAATAGCGAGGATGTAGGCTATATAGTCAATGAAATTTACCTAACTTATAATGAGATTTATGAAAGACAAAAGCTAGGGTTTTATAAAAAATTAGAAACCCCAAAGCTTTTGGATGAAGAGGATGAGTATAAAAAAGTAAAGCTTTATGATATTTACGAAAGAAAAAACGATGATGCTTGGGTGGTTTCTACTCTATTTGAAAATCATTTGCTAAGAAATGAAGTGATTTTACAAGATGGACAGCCTTTTGTCTGGGGTTCCATGCTACCCCAGCTTAAAAAAATAGACAATGAAAATTATGTAAGCGCTTATGGTGAGCCTATAATGGCTTCTGCTATGCCTTTGCAAGATGAAATCAATATAACGAGAAATCTTTTAATCGATGCCGTAAGAACTCACATCATGCCTAAAATCATGTTACCCAAATCAATGGGAGTAAGCAGAGAAGATATAGAAACCTTAGGAAAACCCCTATATACAGACGACCCTAAAGGCGTGCAAATATTACCACCCCCTGATGTAAATAGCGCAGGGATGAATTTACAACTTCTAGAAAGTGAACTCACCGAAGTAACCGGAGTGAGTCCTCAAAACAATGGGGCTCAAACCGCACACAATGAAACCGCAACAGAGATAAGCATAAAAGCACAAGAAGGCGGAAGAAGAAGTGCTGATTATATAAGACAATATAATGAAACCTTTATAGAACCTTTATTTGATAGGTTTGCAATGCTTGTTTTTAAGTATGGAGAAGATAATTTTTTCAAGGGTTTTCAAAGAGAGGATATCCCTAGTTTTAGATTTAAAATCCAAACCGGCACAGGAGCTATGAATAAAGAAATTAGAAGAGCAGGAATTCAAGCTAGCATGCAAGTATTTTCACAATTATATCAAATGTATATGAGCATAGGCGATACAAACTCTGCTTATGGGATTATCAATGCTAGCAAAGAACTTACGAAAGAATTATTACCCATTTTAGGAGTAAAGAATGTCAATAGCTTGTTTGCTTTTGAAAATAAGATACAGCAAGGAGAAACTAATGCTGAGTATTGAAATTAAAAGTGATATATCTAAAACCAAAGGAGGAAAGAAATTAATCGATTTTATCAAAGCAAAATATAGCGAATGTTTTTATATAGCTAAAAATAATGAGGAGAAAGAACTGAGGTTAAAAGCCTTAGATACTATGGCTTTTTTAGACTTAATAATCCATAAAATAAAGGATGAAGAAGATGGAAAATGATGTTTTAAAAGATTTAATGAATGTAATAACAGATGATGATAAAGCACAAGAGGCTAATCATGAGGGTGATGCTATAGCAGAGAATGAAGCTACGAATGAACCTACACAAGTAGCAGATAATGAGGGTGATTATAAGGCGATGTTTGAAGCTTATAAAAGTGAAAATGATAATAAACTCAATGCTTTAATGAGTGAGCTTGAAGCCTTAAAAAATCCAAAACCCCGTGAACAAAACGAACAAAGAGAGCAGTATTTAAAAGAATTAGGACTGGATGGACTGGATGAAAAATTAAAAAGGCTTGAAGAGCTTGATAAAAAGCAAAAAGATAAAGAAGAACAAGATGCATTAATCGCTAAATACGCACAAGTAGAAAGCGAATTAAGAAAAGCTTATCCTGATGCGGATTTAAAAGCTATGGCTGAACTTGCCACAAAATTAAAGGGCTTAGGCGAAGGCAATATTGACAGTTGGAAAACCTTACTTCATTTGGTTGGAAAATCAAATAATGTTAAAAAAGCTGAAGATTTATCAAGCACAAACAATAATGTAAGATTAAGTGATTTTAACGATAAGTTAAAAAAAGGTGCAGTTAGCGAGATAGATCTGGGAAAAGAATTATTGAGTTTAATATAAAGGAGGAATCATGGATTTTATAACAGCACTAAAAGGCGGAACAGGATTAGGTTCTAGCTTTGCAGATACTTTAATAAAAACAAGCCGTTTTACTCCAAATCTAGCAAGTAGCAGTGGATTTTTAAAGGGATTAAAAAATTCTTTTGGAGCTTGGTTATTTCAAAATAGTGATGCAAATAAAATCACTCATTTGGATAGATTGGGAAATGTTTTAGGCGGTGCGGGGGCTTTATATGGTGCTTACAATCAGCAAAAAATGGCACAAAAGAATTATGATTTACAAAAAGATGGCTTTACCTTCAATAAATATCTAGCCAATGAAGAACTCAATAGAAGAAAGAATATGGAAAATAAACTTCAAAATGTTTGGAGTCATTAAATCAATTTGGATTTAAGGAAGCCAAAGAAATCATACACAAACTTCCTTAAATCCTTTTTATTTTAAAAAAGATAAAGGAAATAAAATGGCATTTTATAATCCCCAAAGAGTAGTGTTTAATCCTGACACAGGTGTTATACAAAACGCAGGAAAAGTTGGCGGTGTCTTATATGATATCATGAGCAAAAGTTTTGATGATAAAGTTAAAGCTCATGAGTTTAAACAAAAGCAAGATTTAAGAAAGCAACAAATAGAGCTCAATCAGGCTATGCAAAATAATCAAATCTTGCAAAATGAAAGAAACTTTGATTATCAAAAAGAAAGAGCAAATATAGCAGATCGGCAATGGCAAATGAATCATAATCAAAGAGCTAGACAATATGCCATGCAAAATGCTTTAAGAGAAATCAATGCAAGAGAGCAAAAAGATGAAATTTTAGCAGGCCAAGCAATGCTTAATCTACCAAGCTATACAAAGTCAAATCCTGAGATGAGAGCCATACAAGAAAGATTTAATACCATAAAAAAAAGGGGGTGGTGATTCTTATTATGATGGGCAAGGTCTTTTGGGTGGAACATGGCAAAACATAAAAGGACTTTTTGGGGGAGATAATATAAATGATGCTCAAGATAGCTTATTTAAGTTTGTAAGCGATAGTATTTATAATGAAAAGGTTAGAAGAGACACAAACTATAATAGAATAAGGCATGATGAAATTTACAAAGAGCCTTCAGCTTGGAAAGCTCAAACCATCAATGCTAAAGAATATGAAAAAGCAATAAGGGATTATATAGCTACTAGTGAAGCTAAGATTAATGCTTATTATGATGAGCAAATGGCAAAGATTTCTAATTTAAAAAATCCCTACATCAATAATCTTTATGAAGAGCAAAGACAAAAAGATTTAAAATATTTTAGAGAGGGATTGGCAAAGGATCTTAAGTCTTATTACATTAAAGATGAAATCTCAAATAAACCCAGTAAAAATGCAGTCATTATAGATAATTCAACAAGCCATCAAAATATACAAAACGATTTGGCTCCAAAATTACATAGCGTTAGTTTTAATGGAATGAATGCTCAAATATCAGAGCCTGATGCTAAGGGTAATGTAATATTAATCAATCAAGCAGGTAGAAAAATGCAAGTTAGCGTAGAAGAATTAAAAAAACAAGGATTAATACCATGAATATAAGAGAATTTTTATTAGAAAAACCACAAGAAAATAATATTATTTCATTTTTGCAAGATGGAGTAAGTCAAAACACAAGTGGATATTTATCCAATTTAAAAAATGAAGCAATCAATGATTTTTATAAAAATAAATATGCCAAAGAATATGAAAAATATAATTTCAAAGATGAAAATTTAACAAATCCCATGGGTAGTATCAGTGAATATAAAAGGGATTTATATGATTATAATAAAAATCCCTCCATGAATGCTAATGATTTGAGTGATTATATTTTAGATAAGCAATCTAAATTCAATGCCTCAAAGCCTTTTTTTGCGGATGATAATGAAGTGGCAAGAAAAAGTAATCAGTTTATGAGAGATTTAGGCGATGAGTTGCAAAAATCAGGGCGTGGAAGATTATTACAAGATGATGATGGCTCTTATTGGGTGCAAGATAATAACGGAAATTATTCTAAAGTGCAAGGCAGTATAGGGGGTGATTTATATCGTGGATTAAGAGCTAATGGTGCTAGTGTAGCTCTAGGAACAGCAGGTGCCATTGGCGGTAGCATGCTAGGTGGGGTTGGCATGGTTGCAGGGGGTGCATTGGGTGCGTCTTTAGGAGCTGGATATGATTACTACGCCAATACAAAAGATACAAATGAAGATATGAATTTAAAAGAAGCTCTTATGCTTATGGGTGAAAATGCGGGACTTTCTTTAATAGGCGATGCAGCTTTTGCTGGAGTTGCTAAAGGAGCAAGAGCCTTAAAAAATACCTATAACATGGCAAAATCAGGAGCAAGGGCTGGTAAAGATATGATAGATGGCGTGGCGGTAAATGGAAAAAATGTAAGCGATAGAATTGTAGATAAAATCACCCAAAAAGATATTCCTATAGTGGGTAAATTTACAGATGGTGGTTTACAAAATGCAGAAACGATTTTTACTAATCTTACAAAAAATGTAGAGAATAAAAAACAAATAGATGAACTCATAGCAAAAGAAAATCCAACATACTTAGAAAATGCAAAGCCTACAATAGAAATATTAAAAAACATTGTTGAGCAAGGACTTAATAAAAATAATCCACAATTCATACAAGATAGCGCTAAAAGAACAAGTGCTATTTTAAAAAATATTTCAAATGCTTTACAAGGAGTTCCTACGACTCAAAGAAGAGAAGTGTTGTTAAAATCAGCTCAAGCTTATCCTGAAATGGGCAGTTTTTTAGAGGATGTTTTAAAGGCTGATAAGGATGCTAGTATTTCTTTTTTAAATATGATTAAAGGACAAGATGAAGTATTTAAAAACAAAACAGGTTTAAAGGGGGAGTTTGATTATAAGGCTTGGCAAAAAGATAATCACGCTTATGAAAATAGAGTCAATCAAGAATATGGTGGTGCTATAGCTAAATTAGATGAGCTTAATAACGGTAATATAGTATTAAATAACGAAGATTTAGTAAAACTTGAAAATTTTAAAAATAATCATTTTTTAGAACAAGATGTAAAAAATAACATACAAAGCTATTTAGATGAAGTCAAAGGAAAAAATTTAAATGCAGAACAAATTTTTGGATTAAGAACGGCTATAAACAAACAATTAAACACAGGAAATAAAACATACAATACAAAAAAAGCTTATGGAATAATAAAAGAAATTTTAGATGATGCCTTGATAAGAAATGCTAGCGATAAGACATTAGCAAAAGAAGTTTTAGATAATGCAAATAAAAACTTTGCTTTGAAAGAAAATTTTAAAGAAAGTTATTTAGGTATGATGAAGCCTCAAGAAACAAAAGAAGGACTGGCTGATAGATTGGTTAAAGGGCTTAGAAATATCAATGAAGATAAGAATTTGCAAAATGCCTTTAAGGGTATGAATGAACAAGAAAGATGGGTTAATGAAACTCATGCTATGAATGCTTTATTAGAAAAACATAGGATTGAAGGCATAGGGTATGATTTTAAATCCTTGGCAAAGGATATGAAAGATGTAGAGTTTTCAAGCAAAAAATTAAAAGCCGTTAAAGGTGTTATTGATACATACGCTTTGATATATAACAATAATAGAGATTTGATAATGACAGCTTTAACCAGTAGCGGTAAAAAGACAAACTCTTCAATAGCTACAACATTAAAAGGTGCTTTAGATAGAATATTGATAAGTGGTATTTTAGCTAGATTGCACGCCTTAGTTCCTTTTATGAAAAGCGCTAAAGAACAAGCATTAAGAAATCAAATACTAGATGCTATAAAACTTGCTAAAACCCATAAAGAAATCCTATCTAATCTTAAAAACATAAAAATAGCAGATGGGGAACAAAGTAGAATTTTTAAAGATGCTTTAAATCATTATATGAAAGTAGATAAAGAGCAAAATAAAAGATTAAAAGACGCACTCATCAAAGAAGGTGTTATCAAAGGCGACAACTTCTTCATGGATAAGGTTAATCCTAAAGATAATTCTTTAAGATTTATAGGCAAAAATGGCAAAGAGTATACTATAAATAAAGATGTTAGAAATGAATGGATGAAAACTTTCAATCTTAAAAATATCGACGATGAATATATCCCTAATATACCAAAAGAAGCAAAGATTGCTTTAAAAGATAGAGAAATAAAACTTACAAAAGGAAGTTTACTAAAGCTGATTGAAAAAGATAGAATTAAATACATACCACATATCAAAGAAACTTTAGAAAGTCCACAGGTAATCTTAAAAGATAAAGATGATTTTATTTTTATTAAAAATATAGGTAATCAGACTTATTTTACAAGTATAGGTAAAGACTATGAAACGCACTTGACTATAGTTAGCAATGCGCCAAAGAAACAAAATAATATAAAAAATAAAATGAAAAATGCTGAAGTAGTGTATAATAATAATGCGAGAGCCTTACCGACATCTAGGGCATCTTCAGAGACAAAGCAAGTGTCGTTCTCTAATCTTAATTCTACCCAAGCTAAGCCTAAAAAAAACTTAATGGAAGAGTTAAAAGAGAACATTAAGGCTAAAGAAGTAGAGCAAAAGAATAAAAAAAGCGTAAAGCAAAGACTTGATGAAAAAATACAAAATGATAAAAAGGCTAGTGAAGATATTCTAAAAAGATATGATAATTTTCTAAAAGAAAGTAAAAACAATAAACTTGATTTTCTAGATAGGATGAGCTTAAATACGATTGAATACAACCTAAGCAGACAGATGATAATCAATGCTAAAGAAAGCACAAATAAAGGGATAAAAAAAGATATTCCAAGTGCTTTAAGGGGTAAAATCGAACAAGAATTAAACATCAATCCTTTAAAAGAGTTTGGCGAAAATTATACAGAATATTATCATGATGGAAAAGGGGCTTTACAAAAACTACTTATCGAAAAACAAGGACAGGTAGCTGGGGCTTTTCATAGGAAAGATTTAGGGGATATTGATTTGGTTTGGGGAGTTGAAGGAAGTTCTAGAAGTGATGGATATGGACTTTCAAAAATAGTTAAATATCATAATGAAGTTTTACACCAAATAGATGATATTATTAATGAAGGTGAATTAAAAAGAGATAATAAAGGTCGTTTAAATATTGAATATAAAAACAGTATCATAGGATTAAGAGATAATTGGAAGGGAGAGAAAAATAAAAATCATTGGATAATAACATCTTATAGTAAAAGATGAGCCTAGCAAGGATATCGACTCTGCTAGGAGCATTATAGCTTTTCAAGGAGATCTATTCTCTTGTAACTCATCTTATGAAATTATAACATAAATTCATGTAATATTTTAATTAAGCATGATAAAAATAGGAAAAGATAAAGAAAATATAAATTAATTTTTAGGTTTGTTTTTTATAGGCTTAGCTATAAAACCCTCTATAAAAGCTTGTGTTTTTGTCATTTTTCGGTTTTCCTTACTTTTGTTTTGTGATTTTTTCGAATTTGGCGTTATACTCTTCATCGCTATGTTTTCTTAATTCTTCTGATTTTTTATGAAAATCATTTATTAAAGTTTTTCTATCTTTTAAAGATGTAGCTTTAAGGATATCTGCATTAAACATATTTGTAAAGCCAAATAAAAAAGCATTTATGTTTGACATTTTTACTCCTTAAAAATCTTAATTTATACTGATTTTAATTAAATCATACCTTTTTTATAGTTAATTTATACTTATTTTATAAAAGGTAAATATTTGAAGTCTTCACCCTGCTTTTTTTGAAGACTTTTGAGTGTTTTAAGGACAAACTAAGCAGGGTTTCTTTAAAATATTATTATGTTTTTTAAAGATTAGTTTTTATCTTAGTTTTTTATGACTAAGATAAGAACGACTAAAGTTACCATAAAAACGATTACTTCTATCATTCTTAACCTCCTTTCAAACTTTTTACAAAGTCTTCAAAGAGCTATCCTTAAAACTATGAAATCATATAAAAAAAATACTTAAAAATTTCATTTTATTTCAAAACACCCTAGTTTTGAAACAGTCATTTATGGAAAAATCCTTAAAACTAAACTAAGGCGATTATCAATTATAGCATAAATTCATGTTGATTTAAAATTTTTTGGCTAAAATTCTCAGCAAAAAGGACAAAAATGCAAACAACCAAACTAAGCAAAAAGGCTCAAATTCACTCTGTTATCGCTGCAAGTAGTGGCAATCTTGTTGAATGGTTTGACTTTTATATTTATGGTTTTGCGGCTGTGTATTTTGCTCATAATTTTTCTAATGCCACTTCAACACTTTTTCAGCAAATTGAAATTTTTGGTGTCTTTGCGGCTGGCTTTTTAATGCTGCCTGTTGGAAGCATTATTTTTGGCAAAATGGCTGACATTAAGGGGCGTAAAAAGGCAATGATAGTTTCTATCATCTTTATGGCATTTGGTTCTTTTGGTATAGCCTTTTTACCTGATAAACAAGCAATTGGAGATATAGCTGTGGTGTTTTTGCTGCTTTTGCGGCTTATTCAAGGCATAGCAGTTGGCGGAGAATTTGGTATAGTTGCAGCTTATTTAACAGAAATTGCCCCACAAGGCAAAAGAGGCTTTGTATCAAGCTTTCAATATGTTACCATAATCGGCGGACAACTTCTTGCGGTTGCAAGCATTAGCCTTTTATTTTTGTTTATAGATGAAAGACAAATGCAAGAATTTGGTTGGAGAATTTTATTTTTCGTGGGCGGAGTTTTGGCTGTTTTAAGCCTCTTTTTTAGAAGTTTTATACAAGATAATTCTCATAAAGTCCTTGAAAATTATGCTGATAGAGGGAGCTTTAAAGCCCTTTTTAAATCCTACAAAGCCCTTTTAATCGTCATAGGCGTAACGGCTGGTTGCACCATAGGCTTTTATGCAATCACAGTTTATCCTAAGGTATTTATGATAAACAACGGCGTTGATACAATCTTAGCCAATAACATTATGCTAGGCTCTTTATTTGTGCTGTGTGTGGCTATACCCTTTATCGGCGCAATTAGCGATAAAATAGGCTTTAAAATTTCACTCTTCATTTATCTTGGTTTTTGCCTTGTAGGGACTTATCCGCTTTTTATGGCTTTAAAAAGCGTAGCATTAAGCGGGTCAAATGAGTTTTTGCTCTTTGTTGTAGTTTGTTTTATGTGTTTTATGTTAAGTTTTTACACAGCTGTGGCAGCTATTTCTAAAACCTCACTTTTTCCACCCCAAATTCGCGCACTTGGTGCTGGACTTGGGTGTATGATAAGTGTGGGACTTTTTGGCGGAAGCGTGAATTATGTAGCCTTGCAATTTAAAGCACTTGGCATAGAATGGGGCTTTTTTGTGTATTTTGGCGTTATTGCTTGTATCTCGCTTATTTGCACAGCTTTAATACCAAAGCAAAGAGAACTTGACTAG